GTATTTGCCATAGATGGTAAGTTTTGTAGGAATATTCTTGGATAAGGTTGTGGAACATTATTTTCATCACCTATCCATATATTCATTAAAGGTAAATCAACAGGTACATAATCTACCCAAGGCAACGCAATAGATACGATACCTTCATTATGTTTTAATATACCAGGTATTAATTCATTTAAAGCTTGTGAAGAATCAAAATTATTAGATGCAGCTTGTAAGATGAATCTTGTTTCTGATAATCTTCTTCGAAGATCAATAATTTCTAAACGAAGGTCTATAATTATAGGACTTGGCATTGGTCTATCATTTCTATCACCAACCCAGATATAATCTTGATAAATATCAGGCATCATAGGAAGAATAATTCTTCCTGTAACAGGGCTCATGAAGAAATCAGTAAATCCAACTAGATATTTCAAGCTACCAAATGTCCTAAAAAGTTTGATATTTCAACAATATTATCTTGGAAATAATCTACGGCCGTAGTACTCATATAATCGATGAAATCAGTAGTAGTATTATCAAGTTCAGTATCTTGTGCAGGATCAAGAACAGCTTGAGCGCGTAAGCCATATTTTGGATCAAGAGAATATAAATCTAAAAGTGTTAATTCTTTTGCATCTGTTTCTTGTGTACCTGTTATTCCAATACCGATAAGACTAAATAAAAATGACATATTAGATTCATCTGGTGGAGGAGTAGGGGAATCATGAAACCCTATAGGACCTAATCCTGTTCCAATAGAACATATACAAATTCTATTTGCGCCTGGTTTAATAATTTGTCCTTGAGCATTACCCAATCCCCATGGATTATTCTTTATAACGCCGCCATCGATATAATTGTTTGTTCCCCAATTAGCTCTAGGAAAATATAAAGGCGCTGAAGCTGTAGCCAACGCTACATTCTTAGCAAATTCATTTTGACCACTAGAACCAGGAAAAACGATATTAGAAAAAAGAGTAGGACTTTGAGTATCGTAATTATAAGAAGTAATGAGTGTATTGGTTTTCAATTGAGTCATTGTCAGATCACCAAATACATCACCCAAACGATCATAAAGAGATGTATTAGGATAGAAACTACCTCCAAGTATCATTGTGGCAAGTTTATCTAATGTAGATGCTCTCACTCCTGGAATAATAGAAGAAGTGGAAAAAATCCACGGTCCATCATTAATAAAGAAATTCATCATATCTGTTGGAGAAAGACCATTGGCATAACCTAAAGCTTGTATACCACCTACACTTGTTCCACAAATAACGTCAAAATATTTCCAAACCTCATTTGGATTAATGCCCCATAATTGAACAAATTGTTCCATGAATTTTGCAGAGAACACACCTCTCATACCTCCGCCATCCAAAGAAAGAATTCTAATTGTATTTGGATCTGCCATTAAATGCTACCTGCTTGAATTGGATTAACATCTTGTTCTTGTTGAATCATTTGTGGAGGCATACCATCTCCACGAGCAATGGCTTGTTGTTGCATTTGTTGTTCATTAAGTTGTTGCATAGCGGAAGCAATCTTATCTGCATGACGTTCACCCATAAGAATCTTAAGAAGGAATGGATTCTGAAGAATAAGAGGAGCTTGAGGATTAGCTAAAAGAGCTTCTAGAGTAGCTTTTTGTTCATCTAATGAAGAATCATAATCAGGAACAATTTCAACGTAGACATCTACAGGAATTGTACTAATATCATTGAAAACATGACCGTCTTCTTCTCGAACAAGATTCATTATAAAAGATTGTTTTTCATCGTCATCTAAAACGACATCTATCCTAATGTTTTCAAGAGCAGAGCCTTGTATCAAATCAAGAAGAAGCCTTCCTTCTCTTTCTTTAGCATGAATGAAAGAATCAAAACCAAAAGCTAGGTTACGAGAACTAGCAACTTGACGTCTTTTAATAGCAATTCCACTTTGCGCATTTGTTGCGTCCCCAAGAGCGTCGCTATACATTCCAGAAACTTGTTGTAGTTCATAATCGATTCTCTCAGATGCTTTTAACATAGCGTTTGTGATATCGTGATTTTGGATAATTTCTACACTGCCATCTCCAGTCGTAAATAGAACACTATCTTGTCTACTAAGTTCTTCTCTTATTTCATCCGCTGTCATGCCGTCCAAAGCTGAAGAATCCACAATAGCGCGTACAGAATTCAAAGACATGATTTCTTTAAGTTTACGATAGTTGGCTTCTCTTTGAAGGTCTTCAAAGTCTTCTATCCATCCAACCATAACAGCATCAGAAGTACGGCGTAGCCATACACAAGGAATTATTGGAAAATCTTTATTAGGAAGATTTGGAAATAAGGGACCATAATATAAAAGAATATCTTCGCAATAAACTGTGCGAATTACTTGAGTCCCCCACTTTTCTTGTATATCTGATTTCTTATCAGCAATCTTTTCTGCATGATCTTCATCGAAAGTTTCAAAATAATATCCAGATTGATCAAATCCACAATAATATTTCTTTTTAATTTTTCTGAAGCACTCATTAACCTGTAAACGACTTCCGTTATAAGTTCCTGAACCACTAGAAGGTAAGAATGAACTATTTCTATTAAAAAACTCAGAAGTAAAGTTACCTGAGTTTGATGGGCTATTAGACGAAATAGAATCTATTTCTTTTGCATGTTTAGGATATTCAGCTTTAAGTTGTTCGGGAGGATACCAATGCATAACAATAAGTTTTTGTTGATTGGTTAATTGAGGTGTGAAGTCATCTGCATCAAAAAGAACATTTAAAGGATGGATATAAGAATATTCTATTTGATTATCAAGTATGTCTGTACGTGACCAACCAAGACCACATATAAGAGCATCACGACATCTCAATGATCCTTTATAAGAATATTGCTGATTTTCTTGGACTGCAAAACCAAAATGCGTCATCGCTTTTGTTAAAAGAGCTCTGTTCTCATTAAATGAATGAGGTCTAAAGGCAATCTTCCCTCTGGTATTGATTTCCATTCCAGAAGCTTGATTGACCATACTTCTAACTTTATTGACAACAATAGGTGCTTGACCGCGTTGGTGAAGAATTTCTAGAATATTTGGATCATATTGACCATGACCATCGTAAAAAGCAAAACTTCTGATGGCTTCTGTACGCCATTTTTGAAATAGGAGGTTTCCACTTAAATAAGAAAAATCATCTTTTGCAACATTTAACGCCTTCTGGCGTGACTCGGACATAACCATATACTTTAAACTCTTACCTAAAACTTCATAAACACACCACTAGACGACCTGTCGTTTCCAATATTTGGTAGCTTGTGCTTATTATGTTGTGAAGTTTTAAACTTTCCAGACTTCACTATAGGTAAAGATGTCATTATTAAATATCTGAGAGCATCAAGTAAATGGTCGTCTCCTTTCTTTACTTTACCATTATCGTCCCAAATATACATCCTAAATTCTGCTAATGTTTTCTTTAAATTACTAAATATTTGAAGTCTACCGCTTTCCATTAGCTCTAAAACAGTAGCAAGACCCATAGAAATGTTCTTATCTGCTTTAACCCATTTAGTAATTCCTTCTTTTTTATAGAGCTCAACTAAATTATCTCCATCTGCTTGTGCGGCACCAAGACCTCCATGATCATAAGCACCCCACATATCTTGAGCTTTCATTTTCATTAAATGAGGAGTATGTTGACGTGGCGTTAAATGTCCATCTTTATATTCACCATAAAGATATAGAACATCATTATCTCGATCATAAGCACCAAATATGGCAGCTGTATTATGCCAACCAAAGTCCATACCGTAACAACGTGGCCAATAATCAGGAATTTTAAATGGATCGCATATAAGCTTTTGTTCAGAAATTGGATAAATAAGACCAGAACCAAGAGCTGGAATACCTTTTGAACGAGCTTCTCTTTCATGGGGAGACCAAGCTGCATAAAGCCTTTTCTTTTCAGCTTCTGGCATACGTGTACTATCATCCATAGTAGCTGTAATGAATATACGCTCATTAAAGACTTCACCAGCAGGAATACGAACAGTGTCTAATACTTGACCACTTTCATTGAAAACAGGTCGTTCCATGTAAGTGAGCATGAGGCTTGTCATACCATGAAGAGGAGTCATACTAAGCATGATCATGCCGTAATCTTCTTCGCATGTTTTGGCTGTTCTAGCGAGACATTCTCCATATATACGAGAATCTTTCATAGTTGGCTCTTCATCTAAATGAATGAGATCAACCTTCTCCGCTTGCCAAGATTCATGACCTTGTTCGTAAGTCTTAAACCTTATCTTAGAAATTCCACCTGAAGAATGTTTAATAAAATAAACATGATCTTTAAGATTTCTACTAATTATAAGACTTGGATGAATAGCTCCGATCTTACTTGTGCTTCCAACATAATATTCTACTAATTGAGCAAGTTCTTTAGAGGAAACACCACCAACCCACATATTAATAGGTCTGTTATATTGATATCCATTCCACCATTCAGGATAATAACCAGTAACATGCATGGCTCCTTCACGAGATGTAGCAAAGCTCTTACCAAAACGGTTAGAAGCTCTAAACAAACGTTCACGAGCTATTAATCCTGTTCCATGGAATTCAAATTGTTTATCTTCTGGTTTATAATAATTGAAATGTATATGATCATATGTAGACTGCCTTTCTCTTACGTTTGAAAGACAAGAAAGCATTTCTTCTACTGAATACTTTTGTAAATCTAAAGAATTGGCAGTGATCATATTTAATCAATACCAGTAATATTATTACAATAGAAGAGTATTTTTTAAAATAATGGGAATAATTTTGGAGAAAAAGAA